ATTGAAGTCATCAATGAAACAAACAGAGTTTTACCAGAACTCATCCAATTACGGTGGGGATGCGTATTTAATGTACCACTGTTATTAGAAGCAAAAATTGGTGATAATTGGCTTGACACGAAAGACATAAGCTGATATAACTATCGAACTTTCAAAATAACTTCACGGAAAGGAGTAATTACATGACAACACAAATCACTACTATTGATACCGCTAACTACGCTGAGATGGCTAAAGCTATGGGCATTGCAGCAGAGGGCGGTAGCGCAAAAGAGAAGTCAAGCACACTCGCTCGTCTTCGTATCAATCATTCACCTATCTTAGGTAATGACCGTATCCTTGTTAAAGGGGGTACATACAAATTGGATATCCCTGATGGGCCTACTTACTATGCTACATCAGTAACCTTACGCCCATACTTGCAACGCTTTATGTACAAGCGTTTTATTAAGGGTTCAGGTGATAAGCCAAACCGCTACGTTAAGACTGTGATGGCAGATAACCTTAATATTGACCTGAAAGATAACGATGGGGGCTTCAATTGTGGTAAGCCAGCAGGTTATATTCAGGACTTTAAGTCACTGCCTGAGAAGACACAGGAACTCATCAAGCAGATTAAACGTGTACGAGTAATGCTTGGAACGGTAGAACTGCATGATGCAGTAGACGAGAACGGTAAAGCGGTGGATGTAGCCGATACTGCTTTCATCTGGGAGATTGAGAACCGTGATGCATTTAAAGATGTAGGCACTGTGTTCAACAAGTTGAGCAAGATGAAGCGTCTGCCAGTGCAGCATAGCATCACTGGTAATACGGAAGAACGCAAGCTACCTAACGGTAATAGCTTTTATCTTCCTGTTGTATCTCTTGACCTGACTAAGACACTTGAACTTAGTGACGTTGAACAAACTAACTTTGGTGACTTTATGTCATGGGTACAGAACTACAACGAGTACATCATCAACTCATGGTCAGAGAAAGCCATGCAAGAGGGTGAGGATATCGAGGGTGTTGACGATATCGTTGACATCGAATTTGAAGACGATGAGGTTGCGTGATGAACCATCCTGCTGAGTTGGCGTTGCATCAGTACATGGAGAAAGCTGCCAATGGCAACACTACCATGTCACCTGATACTATCAAGCAAGTAGCGCAAGATATATCAGACGCACTGCAACGTCAGTTTGGTGGGGGTAACAAGCGAGATGGGTTTCGCCTACGCATGTCTAATGTAGGCAGACCCTCTTGCCAACTCTGGTTTGAACGTAACAAGCCAGAGACTGCGTTACCTAAGCCAACAACATTTGTAATGAACATGATGCTTGGAGACATCGTTGAAGCTGTCTTTAAGGGGCTACTGAAAGAAGCCGGTGTGCAATATGAAGACTCTGATACGGTTACTCTCAAGACAAACAATGCGTCCATCAATGGTACATATGACATTGTTATTGACGGTGCAGTTGACGATGTTAAGTCAGCCTCTAACTGGTCGTACATCCACAAGTTTGATTCGTTTGATACTTTAAGAGATGGTGATGGCTTTGGTTATGTAGGTCAGCTTGCTGGCTACGCCAAGGCATCTGGTAAACGAGCAGGTGGATGGTGGGTAGTCAACAAAGCCAACGGAGACTTTAAGTATGTACCAGCTACAGGATTAGATGTAGACGCAGAGATACAAAAGATTGAATCAAACATAGATAGTGCTATGAGTGATGAGTTGGTAAGATGCTTTGAACCTGAGAAAGAAACCTTTAACGGCAAAGAAACAGGAAACCTTGTACTGAATAAGGGATGCACATTTTGCTCATACAAACACACGTGTTGGCCTAAGATGGTAGAACTACCTGCAGTGAAGTCAAAGGCAAAAGACCCTAAGATAGTATCTTACATTCAACTATCGGAAGAATACAATGCCGCCTAACTTTAAACAGTTTAAAGCAGCACGAAAGTATGGATATCGTAGTGGACTTGAACTCAAGATTGCAGAATCACTTAAAGAGTTAAAGGTTAAATATGATTACGAGTGTATCAAGATAGAATGGGAAGACCTTGCCTATCGTACATACACACCAGACTTCGTGCTGTTTAATGGCATCATAATTGAAACTAAGGGCATGTTTACTGCTGCTGACAGACGTAAACACCTTGCAATCAAGAAGCAGCACCCTAAGTTAGACATACGGTTTGTGTTTGAAAATAGCAGACGTAAGCTACGTAAGGGTGCTAAGTCCTCATATGCTGAGTGGTGCATCAAGTATGGATTTAGGTACTATGACCGCATCATTCCAGAGGATTGGCTGAAAGAAAAGGGCAAGAACAAACATCCTAAGTTTATTAAGTTTACGGGAACTAAAGTAAAGAGGAGCAGATAGCATGGACGAAAATGAAATGAAGATGAGGTCTGAAGACTTCCTAATAAGAGTAAGACCATTTAAAGATACAGATGGGTCATGGAATGGTGACATAGATTTATCTATTATCACACAACCTGCTAACGATTTACCTGACGAAGATTACAATCAGATTATGCACTTCTGTAAGATGATGGCATCAACTGTGCCTCTCATGGAACGAGATGAAGAACTAAGAGATATGGTACATAATTTTGTCATAGAACATGTTGACAAAGAGTACATTATTGAGGTAGACTCAAGGTCACGTGTTATTGATAGAGAAGATAACGTAGTTACGATTGACTTTGGAACTAAGACAAAAGGGAGTGCATAATGACAAGCTACAAGAATATCATGGAAAAGATTGAGCGAGATGCAAAGGAAGCATACGCTGGTGTCGATATGGTCAACAGCCCACCACACTACAATGAAGCAGGTGTTGAGTGTATTGACGCTATTGCTGCTGCACTAGGTGAAGGCTTTGAGTTCTATCTACAAGGTAACATTATAAAGTATCTTTGGCGTTATCGCTACAAGAATGGCTCTGAAGACTTGAAGAAAGCCAGTTGGTATCTCGACAAGTTGATTACTGAAGTCGAGGGCTGTTATGATGATGAGAGTTAAAGTCTTTATCACTATTGACATAGACCCAGATGAATATCCTGTACCTGCTGATGAGAATGTAGGCGAGGAAATAGAAGAAGGTATCCGTGAATACTTCTATGATATTGACGGAGCAACAATAAAGAACATTAAGTATATACAGGAGTGACCCTATGTTAAGTAATCATTTACCTACAGACTACCAAAACTTCATTGCATTATCTCGCTATGCAAGGTGGAAAGAAGATGAACAAAGGCGAGAGACATGGAGTGAAACAGTACAAAGATACTTTGACTACATGGAAAAGCATCTAAAGACTAATCACAAATACAAACTACCGAATGACTTGCGTGTTGAATTAGAAGATGCTGTACTAAATCAAGATATCATGCCAAGCATGAGAGCCTTAATGACATCTGGTCCTGCACTGGACCGCTGCCATGTAGGTGGATACAATTGTTCATACGTACCTGTGGATAGCCCACGTGCGTTTGATGAGACAATGTACATACTTATGTGTGGCACTGGTGTAGGCTTCTCTGTTGAACGTCACAACATTGAGAAGCTACCAATCGTCAACGAAGATATGCATAAGACTGATACTGTTATCAAGGTTGGCGATTCACGTCCGGGCTGGGCCAAATCACTGCGTGAACTTATCTCTCTCCTGTACGCAGGGCAGATACCACAGTGGGATGTATCAGAAGTACGTCCTGCAGGTGCAAGGCTAAAGACCTTTGGCGGTAGAGCCAGTGGCCCAGCCCCACTTGAAGAACTATTTGAGTTTTGCATAGAGAAGTTCAAAGCAGCAGCAGGTCGTAGACTGTACCCTATTGAATGTCACGACATTATGTGTAAGATTGGTGAGGTTGTAGTTGTCGGTGGGGTCAGACGCAGCGCACTCATTAGCCTATCCAACCTGAATGATGACCAGATGGCTCATGCTAAATCAGGTATGTGGTGGGAAAACGAAGGACAACGTGCGCTTGCAAACAACAGCGTTGCCTATAAAGGAAAGCCCCAGATGGGTACATTCATGCGTGAGTGGCTATCACTGTACGAAAGTAAATCAGGTGAACGTGGTATCTTTAATCGTAAGTCTGCTAAAGTACAAGCAGCTAAGAACGGACGCAGAGATGCAGAACAAGATTTCGGATGCAACCCTTGTAGTGAAATTATATTACGTCCATATCAGTTCTGTAACTTGTCTGAGGTGGTTGTACGTGAAGCAGATACACAACAATCTCTAACAGAGAAGGTACGCTTGGCTACAATACTAGGTACGTTCCAATCTACACTGACTAACTTTCGCTATCTGCGTAAGATATGGAAGGATAATACAGAAGAAGAACGTCTGCTTGGTGTATCACTAACAGGTATCATGGACAATGAGATGACTTCAGGCAGGTCTGCTCATATTGGTATGAATATAGGCACTACACTAGAAGCACTGAAGGATGTGGCTATCAATGCTAACAAAGCTATGGCAAAGCAGTTAAAGATACCACAGTCTACAGCTATCACATGCGTCAAACCATCGGGAACTGTATCACAGTTGGTAGATAGTGCATCAGGTATTCATGCAAGGCATAACCCTTATTACATTCGCACTGTTCGTGGTGATAACAAAGACCCATTAACACAGTTCATGGTATCACAGGGTATTCCTGCAGAGCCGGATGTAATGAAGCCAGACAGCACAACAGTGTTTAGCTTTCCTATGAAGTCACCTACTAATGCCGTAAACAGGACAACTATGTCTGCCATTGAACAGCTTGAGTTGTGGCTAAAGTATCAGCGTCACTGGTGTGAACACAAACCATCTGTAACAATCTCTGTAAAAGAAGAAGAGTGGATGGATGTAGGCTCATGGGTGTATGAACACTTTGATGAAGTATCAGGTATTAGCTTCTTACCATTTAGTGAGCATACATATAAACAAGCACCTTATCAGGACTGTGCTAAAGAAGAGTATGAAGAAATGAAAGCACAGATGCCAATATCAATTGATTGGTCTGCATTGCAGGAGTTTGAGAAGGAAGATACTACATCAGGTGGGCGTGAGTTAGCGTGTACTGCAGGGGTATGTGAAGTAGTTGACTTAACAGCCGCATAATGATAGAGTGTAGTGGATTAGACTTGCTGTGGTGGCAGTGGTGGATACTCGTGATGATTACAGTAAACACCACTCTCAACTTAGTTGTATTCTTTAAACATAGATTTAGAAAGGAGAAGACGTGAAATACCAAATGTTACATACACTACTTAAACATGCAGAGGCAAATGTTCAGTTACATAAAATGAACATAAGAACATACTTAGTCAACCCTGCTGGTATAGGTGAACACTCAGATATTATGGAAGCTATGCAAGCAGAAGCAGATAAAGCTGCAATGCATCAGGATAGAGTGGATTTATTTACACAGATGATAGAAGAGGAGAATGAAATTGACTTTGACACCGAAGAATAAAGACCGTAAAAAGTTTGACCTTGACTTACAATATGGTCAGGTACGCGAGCAAATGGTAGCAGACATGCTACAGGATAAAAAGATAGAGGTGAAATCAGAACGAGATGTATGGCAACGAACTGGAAACATTGCTATTGAGTATGAGTGCTATGGCAAGCCTAGTGGTATCAATGCCACTGAATCAGATTATTGGTTTCACAATTTGTGTATTGGAGAAGACACCTTTGCTACACTGGTCTTTGATACAAAGAGTTTAAAACGTATCATTGATAAACTAGACTACAAGAGGTCTGTGTCAGGTGGTGATAATAATGCGGCACGTATGTACTTACTAAACCTGCAGAAGCTATTCTCATCGGACGTAATTAAAGCCTTTAAGGATGAAACAGATGGACTTAGAAACGCAAGCTAAAGCATGGATAAAGGAGAAGTACAAAGACATGGAGATGAATGAATATCAACGTAAGTCCATTGAGTTTGCTATCTATCCAGCCACGCACAGGATTCTATATCCTGCGCTTGGTTTGGCTGGTGAGGCAGGTGAGGTTGCTAACAAGGTAAAAAAGTTTATTAGAGATGGTGCTGACAAGGAAGCATTTGAAGTAAAGAAACTTGAAATAGCAGCGGAGATTGGTGATGTTCTATGGTACTGCGCTAATTTGGCAAATGACTTGGGTATTAATCTTTCTGATATTGCTTCTGAAAATTATTCTAAACTATCAGGGCGAAGTAAAAGAGGCACACTTGGAGGTGATGGAGACAATAGGTAAGCTATTTATTTTATCACTGCTATGTTATTATATGTATTATGTGGGTACAATAATACATTACACAATAAAAGAGGGGGCTTAATTGCCCCCTTATTTTAATGCCTCTCTTAGTGCTACGCCTATATAAAATAGATTTTCTAAATCCTCTTCCTTAGAGCCATCTGGTGGTCTCTTTTCTCTCTTTATAAACTCACTAGCCGCAGCACTACGTAAGTCTTTTGGCAGTCTACGATAAGCTATCATAGCCGCTACGTATCTATCTGCAGTAGGGTTTATTGTTTTACCATCACCAGACAGATTACTTTTAGCACCTTCAATTTGCCCTTTGACAAGTGGCTTAATCATGCTATTAACATATCTTTGCTCACTCATTTCTTTTTGAAGTGACTTACTCTTTTTATAGTCTCTTCGCAATTCTTTTTCATACGATTGAGCAGCTTCAACAATACCCGGTATTATGTCACGAAGTTCTCTGTTTACAAAGTTACGTATACTCTGCACTTTAGACGTGCTTCCCAATGTAAATTCAGTTAGACCCATACGTTTAAGATATTCACCGTACTCACTGTCTCTAGTTCTCATGGAAAGACCTAGTGATACCTTATATGCTGACCCTACTCTAGCAGCTTCTTCTTGGAATAAACGCTCACGTTTAGGTAAAGCTGCTTCCTCTGCTGGAGTTAGTGAATACCTTTTTAGTGACCTTGCAAGATTCTGTTCAAAGGCTATGTAACCATCTAAAACAGGGTCTACTGCTGTTTCTTTTTGTTCTTCAGGTCTTATTCCTAAAGCACGTTCAGTGTCTATTATCTGTCCATAAGGCACACCCCAAGTAGATAAATAATTACCAAGAAGTCTACCTGCAGCCCTTCCACCAGCCTCATCTTTTGTTAAATCCGTGCCACCTAAAAGATTTGCTGTTTCATCAATGATGCTACTTCCTACACCTACACGCACATCAGTACCAAAGAAAGTTTCAGCGGCCTCTTTAGGATTCCAGAAGTCAGAAAAGAATGTACCGTCTTTCAGATGTTTTATAGCCTCACCTATGTATAAAAGTTGTCTCACTGGAAACTGTGGTGTGGTATCAATAACTGTGCCATCACCCACTGGCAGTTCTTTATAATCTGCTGGGGCATCAGGCTGACTACGAATTTGATATGCAGCACCAACAGCAGCTAATCCAACTATGTTACGAGTGATACGCTGTCTATCTTTTGCTGTGTGCGCACCAATCTTACCTGTAGTTATACCGCTATATAGTCTTTTAGTTAGAGGTATTGATGCACCACCTGCATAGTTACCCAATAATTCTAATGCGTTAAACATAAATCGAGGGAACGCAATAGCCACAGTCAGACCGTTACGAGTTATAAATGATGTAATCTCTCTAAAAGGTTGCATCTCTGGTTGTTTAGCATAAGTAATATCTAAAGCCCTATCAACAGAATCGGATATTAAATCTTTAAATGACCTAGCATCTTTTGGTCTCACAGATGATGCGTCATTTAGTAAATCTACTAGCTTGCCATCATTCAAAGCATCAATTAAATCTATGCCATATTCACGTTTTGTCAGCCTTTCTAGCTGACCTAAAAATGCACCACGTCTAATTAAATATTCTTGCCAACGGTTAGCAGTATTTAAAACACTGACAGCATCTTCAAATTCTGATAGAACAAAATCAAGAGCCTTACCCCCAGTATTAAACTCTTTAGTAAATTCCTTACCAAACTCTATACCAAATATACCTCTATCAGCGTACTCTTCTGCCTCTCTTTGTAGCTGCCGTTTGTTTAACCTCTTACCACTTTTCCTAGCATCTTCTTTAGCTAACTGTATATATTTTTCTATCTGCCTTTGTCTAGGTAAACCCCTGCCCGTAGCTTGCTGAAGTTCATTAAGCTGATTAAACATTAAATCAAATTGTTTAGCCAGTTCTGGTCTTTGTAATATAAAGTCTACATATTCTGCCGCATCTATTTTAGCATCTGGTCCAAACATGTAACGCATATTATTAAAGCTACCAGACCAGTTCTCTTTACTAACAAGTGCTTTTGCACCAGCAACACCCCTATTTATATACCCTTCTTCTAGTCCAGCGTTATAGATAGCAGTATCCATTACATCTCCAAGAGATTCTAATGGCGCACGTATACCTGCAGATGTTAAGTTACGTGCTGCTGTAGCAATTTGAGATACCAAGCCACCTCTTCTTATCCCTTCAATACGCATTATTGTATTACGTATCTGACCTTGCTGTGCTTCTGTTGCTGCCCTCTGCAACTGTTGCATTTCATTCAAAGGTCTGGTTCGTTTTATCTGAGATAGTTTGTTAAGAACTTTACCTGCCTCTGAGCCTGACCCTACCACAGCAAGTATGTAATCCTCAAATGATAGGTTGTACTTGTTTAGCACATCTATCAATTCATCTCCACCAAGCTGGTCTTCTAGGTCTCCTCGTATGGTAAGGTCAAGCAAGTGGTCTATAACACTATATTCTTTTCCCTGTGTGCCATCTGGATTTGTATGAAACCTTTTACGAAATGCAGCAGGTTTAAGTCTTTTTAACTCTGCGGTTGCAGCTACAAGACCATTTAACTTTTCAGATTTTAATATGGGTGATATAATTTCATCATCAGCCATTTGCATTTCAAATAACATTTTTGAGGTATCGTCATCTGCTACTTTAACATCTTTGCCTGTTACAAATACATCACCCTTTAATCGCTCTCGTTCTGTAAACTGTATTTCTCTGGCGGTCTCTTTACCTGCCTGTCGTGCGGCATCAGGGTCAAGAACTTTAACACCATCTACTTCTTTAGATATGGTTTTACCTGTAGCTGCTTCAAACTCACTAATTAACTCAGTTTTTAGTGCTGTGTTAGCATCTGCTACTTTGTCAGCTTCAGCCTGTCTACTGGCAATAACTTCATCTGTAGCATTCTTAGCACGGTTAATGCGCATCTTTTTGTTTGCGAGCATCTCTGCTCTTTTTGCATCAGCACGTGCTTCTCTAATTACCTTTTTAACAGTGGCTCTAGTAACAGCTACACCTGACCCTACAACAGGAATAGCTTCTGATACTGCAAGTGCATCAAGTAAATCCTGTCCTAGTTTTTCTCCTGACTTTTCGGGTGTAAACGGTATTAACTCTTTTCCTGTCTTTCCAAATAACTTGTTGTCTTCATCAAACGTATCGTGTATCACACGAGTAAGTGCTTCTGCAGATTCAGTAACGGTTTCACCACCTGCTACAGCGGTATATACTAAAGCAGCTACAACATCGTTAGATAATTGAGTAACAGCATCAGACAAAGGCTGCAATACTTCTGGAACATATTCTCTGGACTTTTCTTTTAATCCAAATATATCTGCTGCGCCAGTGGTAAGTGGGGCAAAAGTAGAACTACCTTCTCCGTAAAAACCTTCACGGAGCATCTTTGTAGTTTCTAATTCAAACTCACCTCTTTGGAATTGCTTTTGTCTCTCTATTTTTTTCTGTTCCTGTTCGAGATTTACTATCTCAATTCCTTCATCATCATCCGCATCTGTAGGCACTGTCGGACGAGCCTCAAATCCTTCAGGCACTTTACCTGTCCTGCGAAAAATATCTACACGAGTTTCTTCTTCTTTTTGTGCAGCCGTATTTTCCTCATCAAACAAACCTGATAAGTCTAAACCTGATGTAGGCTGAGTTGTTGTTTGTGTAGTATTTAAGGTAGAAGGGGGGCTAACAGTTTTTTGCTGACCCCCCTGCACCTCATCATCATCAAACAAACGTGATAAATCTAAAGCCATTACTTATTCTCTATTGTTGTCTTCTAGCTTGCAAGAACTTACTACCTGTCCAGATACTATATGCCCCATCCCCTGTAGGAATAACAGTTCCTATCTTTACCTCATCAGTTAAAGCATACCTTTTAAGTGCCGCAACATCATCTATTGGTGTGCTTGACTGTGCTTGTATTTCTCGTATTTTTTGTTCTAATACATCTGCAGGAATAAATTTAACATCGTCCGTGGACTTATTAGCATCTTTTAGAGTCTGATACTTTTCAGCTTCTCCTGAAGCAAAGTCAAACATCTTCTGTCTGTTTTCTCGTTGCAGACCTTCTATATAACGCTTTGCTTGTGGTGGCATTTCTCCACGAATTACTTCTTCTACTTCTTCGCCATCAGCGTTTACACTTTTTACTATTCGTGATGGTGTTAATCTGTCTGCAGTAATTTTTAACGCAGCTTCTACACCGCCATAATATTGAGCCTCATTACCCTCAATAGCATATTCTATCTTATCTCCTATTGACTTAGTAGGAACATTTTTAAGTTGTAAATCCATCCCAGATTTAACTATACTATCTAGGCTCTGTTTAGCAAACTCTATGCCACCTGTGCCATCAGGGTCTGAGGTGGCTGCAGTATAATCATTAGCACCTTTAATAGCATCATTAAGAAGTCTCGTAAAGTCTGCTTCTTCATCTGGACTTAAATTACCTGTTGCAAGTTTCTGAGTAGCGTAGACAGCCATATCTTCAAAGCTACTAAAGACAGGATGCTCTTTACGCTTTTGAGCAGCATCTTGTTGTTCTGCAATACTTAGCTTCTTAGATGCTACCTTTAATACATGAAGTTCTGCTTCTTGAATTAACTGTGCTTGACGTTGTAGGTCTTGCACTTCTTGTCTAGCATTATCAAGTTTTCTTTGCTCTTCATCACTGAGTGCTTGGTTTTTTGCTCTTTCTTCCTGAAAAGTTGCAATTTTCATTGCCTGTTCAATACGCTTCTTATTAAGGTCAGCAGCATTAGTATCGAGAATTAATCTCTTTTCATCCATAGTAAATCTTTTACCAGCACGTACTCTTTCTTCTTCCAATGCGGCCTGTGCCGTAGCTTCTTTAAATCCTGAACGGTCAATAGTAGCCATAGCTGTACGGCCCATACCTTCAGGTATAGCCTCTTCAGGTATAGGTGCTGCCTCACCTACCTGTTGCATAACTTCTTTTCCAATGTCACGTCCAAACATACCTGCAAGACCAGATGCTTTCATCTCACCTTCCATTAAAGGAAGTGAGGAAACAGGAGTAACATTACGTTTAATAAAGTCAGTAAAGTTACCGGGTTCTGCATTATCTTGTGTAAATTTAAGTGCTGACCGCACATCTACACCAGCTTTTTCATTGGTGCGAAGTTCAGATATTAAATCGTTACCACCAGCAATTGTCTTACCTGCACTGTTATATAGTTGAATAGCCTTATCTTGGTCTCCACCTGTATATGAAGCTAGTTGAGTAAGAACATCTTTAAGTTCTTTCTTATCTTTTTGTTTTCTTTCCTCTTCAGCACGTCTACGAGTAATGCGGTACTGCGCCATACCGTCAATACGTTCCTGTGTGCGTTCCATATCGCTTTGTAGCTGTTTATCAACAGACTTTGCTGCGCCTTCAACTAATCCTAAAAAGAAAGTCATACTTTATCTCCGTGCCATAAGACCTGACTTAGGCTCTTCTTCTATTTCTTCTTGTTCTGGTTCTTTTGATTCTTCTTCAGCCTCATTAATCTTCTCTTGCATCTCTTTGCGCACAGCTTCAATGAGAGTATCTTTAGTAGTATTATTTGGTGCATCAGTGAGACCACTATCATAGTTTACTCCTGCATTATCTCCGATGAGCATAATCATTTCCATAAGCAAAGGCATTACAAGCATACCAACATCTACACTATGCTTGCCATCCATGACACCTGCTAATTGTATGGTGTTAGCAAGAGTAGTGACAGGAACATTCATCTCTAAAACATCAGCCATCTGGTTCATAAATTCATCTGTAGACATACGCTCAAGATAATACTCAACCGCTTCATCTACAGTTGTATATTGTGCTGGACTTTGCCAAGGTCTAGCACCCAACTCATGGGTCAATGACATGCCGGGAATAGGAGCATCAAACATATTTTATTCTTTCTCTCTCTTTGCGAAACAGCAACATATGTTGACCAACAGTAAAAGCAGGTTGCTTTGTCCTGTCATCTTCGCTTTCTTTCATCATGTTTTTAACAGGAGCGAGAAGTCCTTTACTTTCAGACTTTTTAGCAGGAACATCTAAGTTTTCTATATCCATGTTAAAATATAATTTTTGACCGGGATTAACAAGTGGCACTTTTTAACTCCTTACGCTCTACTATAATATCCATAAGTTTTTTAGTAACCCATTTAAGCAGTGGCTTATTGCTGATAAACTCAGCATATGCTTTACCATGCTTGCCATATATATCTCTAAACCATGCAGGTGCTTCATGTCTTACCCACATACGAAATATAAACCAACGTGGGTCTGACTTACCATATACCTCACGTCCTACCCAACAGAACTTAGCACTAATAAAAGCACTGCCTAGTGTGCCAATTAAGCCACCGACCGCACTACCTGCTGCTGTTTTAGCATTTTGTGAAGCTACTTTAGCACGTTCATCTGCATTTAGTGTAGCAATAGCCATATCTGCATAACGATTTAATTCGTTTTCTGCGGATGTCCATGCCCACTCCATAGTGTCTGAGTAATAATTCCATAGATTGTCATAGGCTTGCTTTGATACATCAATAATTGCGGAAGCATTAAGTTCATTAGCACGATTGGTTGCCGCAGTATCAGCCGTAGCAATCTCTCTACGCCACTGTGCATTGTTCTGTGAAATTGCAAGTTGATTCTGCGCATTAAATTGGTCACGTTGATTATTTAACTCAGCATTAAATCTTTCTACAGTATTTATCTGACCAGCATTAAACTGTGCTTGACCATTTTGTTGCGCTGCATTAAACTGTGATGCTTGATTTGCAAGGCTAGCAAAGAACTGGTCAACTTGATTTTGTGAACTTGCATTAAGCTGACGTGATGCATTTTCTGCTGCTTGGTCAGTAAACAATGATTGAATACGCTGTTGACCTTTAAACAATTCAGTTTGTTGGTTATTAGACAAATTAGCCATATCAACTTGCAAAAATGAGTTAGCATTTTGTGCTGCAGCCTGTTGACGATTGTTTAAGTTAGACACATCCAACTGTGACAGTGCTGCTGCCTCTGCCATCACCATAGCTTGCTGATTAGACAGGTTATTTAAGTTCATTGTATTAGCAATGCGTGAGTTTTCCAGAGCAACCTGCTGTTCAGCAGTAAAGTTCATGTTAGCTACATCAGCCACACGTGCAGCGTTTTGTACTTTTGTTTGGAATGTCTGGTCAAACTCTTGACCTAAGAACTTAGCACGTTGCTCTGCAGCAAGCATTGCTGACTGCTGACGATTAGATAAGTTCTGTGCTTCAAACGAAGAAATTATTTGTGCATCTGCCTGTGCAATGGGTAGTGATGCTTCCATAGCTGCTTGCACAATAGCCTGACCAGCTAATGATGAAGCACCCAAGCCACGAGCAGCCATCTGTGCATTAGCTGTACGAATAGCACCAGCAGCCCATGCAGGTGGGTTAGTACCCTGAAACTGATTAGCTAGATTAGCAAGCTGTGTTTGTACAAGTGCTTGTGTAGATGGTTGTGCAGTTGCAGCAGCAGCCTGTGTCTGAGCAGTAGCTTGTGCAGCTTTTGTAGCATCCACACCCGTACCACTGATAAGTTCACCTGCCTGAATTTGCCTCTGTTGAGGATTATTCATCAGAATGGCATTGCCTTGTGCGGCCTGTAGGTTGCCCACAGACGAGGCTGTTTGTTGAGCAGCAGTTACCTGTGCGCGAGGGTCTTGAGGATTAGCCTGTGACGCTTGTACAGCCCCTACAGCAGCATCTACGGCTGGTGCAGCTTGCTGTGCTTGCATTAGGTTAGCTTGCTGTTGCTGTGGGATAGTTGCCTGAGCGGTATTTGCAACGGCAGTTTGTAAAGCAACAGGCTGTCCTGTTAGTTGACCTGTTCCTGTATCTAATAGCTGTTCTTTTGCAAGTGGAGTAGCCGCTACATTAACTACACCACCTGTAGGAAGAGCAGGGTTAAACATACGATTTGTAGTCTCTTGACCTATATCAAGCGGTGCAGGTGTGTTTTGAGCAGTTGCTGAGGGGTCGCCGGCTGCAACACCACCAGTGATTGTGTTACCACCTGCCCCCTTAGAAGCAGCACTTTGTGTTTGGTTTCCTTGAGTAAAAGCAACAAAACCACCTGTCTGCATCTTAACCATGCCACCACGTGCCATCTGCTGTGCAGCTTGGGTAAACATATTCATACGTGCCATACGTGCTGGGTCTTGCTCAATAAAATCTTGGAACTTGGACATATCACCTTTATATCCCATAGCCCCTGCTATTTTATTTAGACCCTCTGGTTTAAATGCTTTGAATTGCATCATGGCTTTTGTTTCCTTTTATTTTATATTTCATCAGGCCAATCGTTTATTGGTGCATTGTCGCCAGTAGGCTTACCGTCACTGTCCACAGGCACATCAAACAAAGCCATAAACGCTGCATGGTCAGCCGCATCTGCTATCAATGTTTCTATCTGTCCAGATTTGGTGCGAACAGCAGCACGATATGTTGTCACGTTTGATGGGGTTGTTGCTGTGCTGTCCTCTGCTTTTCGTGTGACATACCAATCTGTCGGGGCAAGTAACCCTGCCGCCTGTTGCTTGATGGTAGCTTTCCACTGGCTCTTGAGGCCAAGCGTTACAACTTGTTTTTTTGTTATGGGGCTAATGATTGCATTACCGTCCTTATCAACTTCGTTTACATCTGTAAGTGATTTTGGTATAAGCGTTCCATCTGTTTCCCTACCCCAATAAAAACGATTATCAAAATGTGCTTCAGATGCAGGTGGGTCTTCCCATGTAATACCTCTAGCAGCTTTTTCAGAGTCAGAGTATCTCATCCAAACTGCAGGATATTTTGTACCGTCCGTACCTGTAAAGGCTCTTCCCGGTCTTAGTGTTGAACCGTTATATTTCCACGGCATGGTTATCTCCTATCATCGGGCATTAGAATATTTAAAAGGTTGTTCTGCAAAGGC